AGGGGGTTTTATTTAAATATGGCAGAAATCACAATTCCATACACACCAAGAAAATTACAAAAATTTTTGCACCAACAAATGCTTAAGCAGCGATTTAATGTAATTGTTGCACATAGGAGGTCTGGCAAGACTGTAATGTGTATCAATCACATGATCAGAGATGCTTTGACCAACACAAAACCAAATCCAAGATATGCCTTTATTTCGCCAACATTCAAACAAGGTAAATCTACTGCATGGGATTACATAAAAAATTTCGGCAAGAATATACCTTTTGTAAAATTCAATGAATCAGAATTAAGATGTGATTTTCCTAATGGTGCAAGGATTACAATTTTAGGTGCAGAGAATGATCAGGCATTGAGAGGTATATTTTTAGATGGTTGTGTCATGGATGAAACACAAAGCATATCCCCAACAATATTTCCAGAGATTATCAGACCTGCTTTGGCTGACCGAAAAGGATGGTGCATTTTCATTGGCACACCCAAAGGACAAAATTATTTTTACAAATTACACAAAGATGCACAAGAGCAAAAGGATTGGTGGACAGGGGTGTTTAAGGCATCTGAAACAAAGATACTAGATCAAGATGAATTAGACTCTGCCAAAGAAATGATGTCAGAAGATTTATACGACCAAGAGTTTGAATGTTCATTTCAAGCTGCAATCACAGGATCATATTATGGTGCTATCATAGAACAATTAGAAAAAGATAAAAAAATTACAAGTGTGCCTTATGATGAAAATTTAGAAGTAGAAACATGGTGGGATCTAGGTCTTAAAGATTCTACAGCAATTTGGTTTGTCCAAAAGCATAAAGATGAAATTAGAGTGATTGATTATGAAGAATCATCTGGTGAAGGTCTTGATTTCTATGCTGACCTGCTAGACTCCAAACCTTATAAATATGATAGACATATAGCTCCGCATGATATAAAAGTTAGGGAACTAGGAGCTTTTGGAAAATCAAGACTGGAATCTGCTCTGGAATTGGGTATATCTTTTGATATAGCTCCTAAACTTTCTATTGAAGATG